TGGTTAATTTCAGACTAACTCGTTAGTAGATCGATTTGGTAAAATATATACAAACCCAGCTGCTACATCTCTTTTAGGTCAGCAATTTAACTTACAATACCAGTATCTTAGAACTTATCTATACAGTGACTACGATACAATGGATACAGATGCTATTGTAGCATCTTCTCTTGATATTATAGCTGACGAATGTACTCTAAAGAATGACATGGGTGAGGTACTTCAAATTAGAAGTAGCGATGATGATATCCAGAAAATTCTTTACAACTTATTCTATGATGTACTTAACATTGAATTCAATCTTTGGTCTTGGGTTCGCCAAATGTGTAAGTACGGTGATTTCTTCTTAAAACTAGAAATCGCAGAAAAATTTGGTGTATATAATGTAATTCCTTATACAGCATACCACATTCAAAGACGCGAAAACTTTGACATGGCTAACCCAGCCAAAGTTCAATTCTTATATTCACCTGATGGGTATTACACTGGTGGTTCAGGTTACTATCAAACACCAAATACTAAACCTTCAGAAAATCAAATTGTATTTGATAACTATGAGATGGCTCACTTCCGTTTATTAACAGATGTTAACTATCTTCCTTATGGTCGTTCATATCTAGAACCAGCTCGTCGTTTATTTAAACAATATGTGTTAATGGAAGACGCGATGCTTATCCACAGAATTGCTCGCGCCCCAGAAAAACGTATTTTCTACATTAACGTAGGTAATATTCCACCTCAAGAAGTTGATGCATTTATGCAGAAAACTATTAACACAATGAAGAAAACTCCATTGATGGATGAGAAAACAGGTGAATATAACTTAAAATACAACATGCAGAATATCCTTGAGGATTTCTACATCCCCGTAAGAGGAAATGACCAAACAACTAAAATTGATACTACAAAAGGTCTAGAATACAATGGTATTGAAGACGTAGCTTACTTAAGAGATAAATTATTTGCTGCTCTTAAAGTACCTAAGGCCTTTATGGGTTACGAAAAAGACCTAACAGGTAAAGCTACATTAGCTGCTGAAGATATTCGTTTTGCTCGTACAATTGATCGTATTCAAAGAATTTTTATTTCTGAGCTTTATAAAATCGCTTTAGTACACCTTTATACTCAAGGATATGACGGAGAACAATTAACAAACTTTGAACTTAAATTAACTACTCCTTCAATCATTGCTGAACAAGAAAAAATTGCTCTATTAACCCAAAAGGTTGAATTAGCTAAACAAATGCTTGAAACTAGAATCATTCCAACTGATTGGATCTACGATAATGTATTTGAATTCAGTCAGGACCAATACGATGAGTACAGAGAGTTAATTATTCAAGATCAAAAACGTGCTTTCCGTAATCAACAGATAGCAGAAGAAGGTAATGACCCAGTTGAAACAGGTCGTTCGTACGGAACCCCACACGATTTAGCTTCTCTTTACGGTAGAGAAAGATACCAAGATAATTCACTCCCAGATGGATATGATGAAGATAAACCACTTGGTCGTCCTAAAGAAAAAGCAACTAATACCAATACCCAAGATAATGCTTTTGGACGTGATCGTTTAGGTAGAAAAGATATGAAAGTAGACGATACTGAGGTATCTATTAAAACTAATTATAAAGGTGGTTCACCTCTAGCATTAGAAACTACTAAAATTGAATTAGCTAAAAATAAAACTTTATTAGAAGGCCTTCAAAAGAAGCTTGTATTTGAACAAGATAAAGCTAAAGAATCGCTGTTAGATGAGTCTAATTTGACTGATTAAATATCTCAATATATTTATAATAAATCCTAATAGGAATGAATATTAAACATTCGAAATATAAAAATACGGGAATCTTATTCGAATTACTTGTTCGTCAGGTAACATCCGATACCCTTAATGGTGGTCAATCTCCCGCATTAAATATTATCAAGAAATTTTTTGTAAAAAGTGAATTAGGTAAAGAACTCAAATTATATGAGTCATTAACTAAAAGTAAAAAATTAAACGAATCTCGTTCAAATTTACTTATTCAAACCCTATTAGAATCAGCTAATAAGCTTAATAGAAAAACGCTTAAAAGAGAAAAATATAATCTTATTAATGAAATTAAAAAGCATTATAATTTAGATGAGTTCTTTAAAACCAAACTCCCTAATTACAAAACACAAGCTGCTTTTTATACATTAGTTGAAGCTCAAAATTCATCTGAATTAGTTAGTCCTGATCAAATTGTGTCTAACAAGTATACTATTTTAGAACATCTTACTTTAGGTCCTGTTAACCAGGAAAAAGTAAAAGATGAAGTTCTTCAAGAATTTCAAACATACGATAAGGACGTAAGAATGCTTACTTACAAAATCTTGTTAGAGAAATTTAACGGTAAATATTCCGATCTATATGAATCACAAAAAGAAGTACTTAAAGAATTCATTACCTCAGTTGATTCAACCCCAAAACTAAGAACATTCTATAACAATAGAATCCAGCAACTTAAAGAAGAATTAGCTACTATTAGTAAAACCATAACAGATAAGGCTGTACAAATTAAACTACATGAGGTATTACCTCTAATCGTTGAAATAGAAAAAAATCAACCTATTAAAAACGAAAATATAGTTGACTTACTTCAATATTGTGAACTTGTAGAAGAATTAAAAGCAGCTAATGGACAATCTAATAAATAAGATTAAAGAAGCAGCTAGAGGAAGAAAATTCATCCTTAAACCAACCCCAGGTGGTGAGGAAGAATTTGAATCTGATGTAGTATACGTTCCTGATTTTGAAATCCTTTTAAAGGATATTAATCGTGCTTTAGATACACTTAGAACAATTGCTACGGATCCTGAAGTAATTAATGATCCTAAGTTTGGAGAAATTTATAATCAATTTAGAGTTTTAAGAAATAATCTTAGAACTCACATGAGAAAAAATTATCCAACTGAATACCAAAAAATTAAAGGCATGTTTGAAATGTCTGGTACAGGTGGAGGTGCTGGTGCTGGTTCATTTTCCCCAGGAACAGGTGGTCAATATGCTACTCCTTTTGCTTTTAGATTAGCTCCTAAAATGAAAAAATTAGGTGAAGCTAATCCTGGTGCTTCTTTAGGTAAAGGACCTAAAGCAAGTACTACAGGTGTAAAAAATAATTATTATACTAAAGCTTTTGGTTTTAAACCAGTTAATAGTAAAAAATTAGCTGCTCAATCTAAGGCAATAGACACTAAATATTTATGGGGTAAATAATATTTATAGGTATGTACAAGTACAAATTAAAATCTAGATTAAATGAGGCGGATCCTAAAAGAATAGAGTTCCAAAATCAGCGTATCGAAGCATTTAAAGCTATCGAAGCTAGATTAAATAGTTTATACCCCGCTATTGATAGAGCAAAAGACGAAACAATAGCATACTATAAAGAAAACCCAGGTTCATATGCTGTAGTAGTACCTACAGATTTAATTATGGATTATTTAAACGACATTGAAGAATTATTAAATAAGTAACATGAAAACTCTACAAGAACAATTCAATTTAATCCAAGAAGGTAAAGGGCATAAGGATATGTTCTTAAAATCTGCTCGTAGATTATTCCCAGAGTATATTACAAATTTTGCTTCATACAATGAAGCTACTACTATCTTAAAACAAAGAGGTATTTTAAGTGAAGTAATTGTAGGTGGTGGAATTTCGTCACAACGTGCTTTTGATCCATTTAAAGCTTTTAATTCTTACGTAAACGAAGAGTACACAGTAGCAGGTGGTGTAGGTCCAACATATGCTTCACAGCAAGAAAATCCTATTAAACCCCCAAAACCAATGGGTATTCAAAATACTAAAGCAGTAGAAAAAGGACTTTCTAAAGAAGTAGAAACTAGTCAAAAAGAAACTGGATTTGAATATACTAATAAAGAATTAATTGACAATGTTTACGGTGAAGAATTCTTAGAAGGATACTACGCTGAAATGAAAGATCCTAAAAACGTTGATAAAACTATCGACCAATTAAAGGAAATTGTAAGAAAAAATTTAGCTAAAAATCCTTCATATTATGTAGAAAATGCTGCATTTGGTATTAAAGGAATCGGCTACACAAAAGAAGCTCCTGGTTTAGGTGAGGGTAAACCAGCTAAAGGAAAATATAAGTCTAGCGGATACGGCGATATGAAGTAATGAAACAAGTACTAATTGAAACCCAATCATTCCAGGTTAACCCTGTTCAACTAACTGAAGGTGTCAAATCTCCAGCAGGTAATCCTATTGTAGAAGGTATCTTAGCTACAGCAGAGGTTAGAAACGGGAATAGCCGTTATTATGCTAAAAGTCTCTGGGAAAGAGAAATTGACAAATACTCTAATATCGTTAAAGAAAACAGAGCAACAGGTGAATTAGACCACCCAGATTCGTCAATTATCAATTTAAAAAACGTATCTCATATCATTCGCGAGCTGTGGTGGGATGGTGATCACGTTGTAGGTAAAATCGAAATTCTACCAACAGTTTCCGGTAACATCCTTAAAGCACTTATTGAAAATAACGTTCAAGTAGGTGTATCTTCTCGCGGTATGGGCTCATTACGCCCAATGGGAGAAGGTATGATGGAAGTACAAGACGATTTTGAACTTCTATGTTGGGATTTCGTTTCTACCCCCTCTAACCCAGGCTCATTTATGCATCTTGTACGCGAAGGTAAAGAATACAATACAGTAAATCATTACGGAAAAGCAAGTAGTATTTTAACAGAAATTCTATGCGCTAAGGGTACTTGCCCTATTATATAATATTTAAGAAGCCTGCTACCTTAGGCAAGGTCCCCGAAAGGGGGCCTTTTTTTATTTTTGAAAAATCCCAATATATGTATAGACATAATATGCTATCTCTTATATAGCATTCATAAATGTATAATTCCGATTACGGTTGAAATGAATAACCGTACCCCCCAAATCAAATTTTGTGGTTTAAACAATGGCAAATAGAGACCTATTGAAAGAGGCTATTGCTGATGCTAAATCTGTTAAAGAAGCAGCTATCGCAAACGCCAAAGCCGCTCTTGAGGAAGCCTTTACACCATATCTTAAGGAGAAATTCTCTGCTAAGTTAGCAGAAATGGAAGCTGAAGAAATGGAAGAAGCTAAAGAAGAGATGGATGAAAACACAAGCAAAGAGGAAATGGAAGAAATGTCAAACCCAGTGATGCGTCATGGCCTTAAAGGCGATGATACCGAAGAAA